ATGCCGTTTAACAACGCTACCAATGAGTATCTAATTGCTTCTGGTACCACTGGCCCCATTTTTCAGGGTTCTTTGGTTATTATGATCGATACCGGAGGCGTAATCATTGGTACCGCTACTGCTATTGATTCAGTGGGCGTGTTTAATGGTTGTTTTTATACTGACCCAACTTCAAAGAAGCCTACATGGAGCAACTATTATCCTGGCAGTGTCACTGCTTCGGATATTGTGGCTTTCGTGTTTGATGACCCCGACCTGACTTTTGAGATCCAGTCTGCGGGTACTGTCGGGACAACGGCTATTGGCAACAACGCCGATACCGAAGGTGTCACGGGAAGTACCATTAATGGTCAGTCGACCATGGAACTTTCAGGTACTGTCGCGGCAACTACGGCTCAGATGCGTATTGTAGGTTTGAGTAAAGATCCCGACAATAGTGATGTTGCTACGGCAAACGCTAATTGGTATGTGATCTTTAACGAGCACGCCTACAAGACCACATCAGGCACGTAAGGGAGTAATGAGAGATGGCTATTAGTCGTGCACAATTAGTCAAGGAACTAGAGCCGGGATTGAATGCCCTGTTCGGCCTTGAATATGATCGCTACGAACAAGAGCATCGTGAGATCTTTGATGTCGAAACTTCAGATCGAGCTTTCGAAGAAGAAGTGATGCTCTCGGGATTTGGTGCGGCACAAACCAAAGCTGAAGGGTCTGCTGTGGTGTTTGATACAGCGCAGGAAACCTTTACAGCGCGGTATACGCATGAAACCATTGCGTTGGCATTTTCTATCACGGAAGAGGCTGTAGAAGATAATCTCTACGACCGCCTTTCTTCGCGATACACGAAAGCTCTCGCACGTAGCATGGCTCATACGAAGCAAGTTAAGGCTGCTAATATCCTTAACAATGCGTTTTCTAGCAGTTTTACCGGTGGAGACGGCCAACCTCTTTTGGATACGGCCCATCCAACGGTTAGTGCAGGAAGCCTTGCAAACGAGCCAACCACCGCCGCAGATCTAAACGAGACCAGTCTTGAAGATGCGATGATTAATATTTCTACCAACTTCAAAGACGAACGTGGTCTTAAGACTGCTATCATGGGTCGGAAATTGTTGATTCCCCCGCAACTTCAATTTGTTGCAGAGCGCCTTTTGGCTACTCCGTATCGGGTTGCAACTGCGGACAATGACATTAATGCACTGCGCAGCATGGGTATGTTGCCAGAGGGTTATGCCATCAACCATTTCCTCACTGATACTGACGCATGGTTTGTTAAAACTGATGCGCCAAACGGCTTGAAGATGTTTGAGCGTTCTGCATTGAAGAACAACATGGAAGGTGATTTTGACACCGGAAATGTTCGTTACAAATCCCGGGAACGTTACAGCTTCGGGTTTTCGGACTGGCGGGGCCTTTACGGTTCTCCAGGCGCGTAGTATAGGTTGTAGTGGGGGAAAGGAAACTTTCCTCCATTCTTCCTGGGACTCATAGCCCTAGCGACTGGCCCAGCAGACGCTTACAGAGACTCTAGGGCAAAACCTTTCGTAAGGAGGTAGCCGCATGGCTAATACAACTTTCTCTGGTCCGGTTCGTTCAGAAAATGGCTTTGTTATAGCCAACAAAAATACGACCACGGGTTCAGTAACCGATTCTTCACTTCATTCTTCCGCAAACAAAGATATTCGGCGCTATTACCTTGAAGAGTACTGGAAGCAACGTCCGGCTCTGAACGCGGTGGCTACGGCCCCCCTCACGGATGCTGACGCAACGGCAGCGGCCAATGATGCCATTATCATTGCTCGCGGCATCGCTAGTCGCGATTTCGAGGTTCTTGGCACAAGTATGACAACTGCCCTGTGCACGTTTGACACCACACGGGCCGGTATTATTATTACTACTGCCGGAACGGATCAAAATCAGGCTATCATAGCTCCTCATCTTGACACAAACCAATCTGCTTGGCAGACCGTTCTCTGGGGTACTGAAAACTCAGTTATTTGGGAATGCGTCGTCACCACGGCGGCGTCCATTGCTGATGTCAAACTTTGGTCAGGCTTGAAATTAACCAATGATCAACTGATTGTTACTGATGCGGATCAGGCTTATTTTAAGTTCCAAACCGATGCCACTAATAGTGAGGCCTTTTCAGACTTCACCCTGTTGCACTTTGTACACAGTATCGCGGATACTGATTATATCAGTGCGTTGCCGATTACGGTCGCTGCAGATACCCAATATCATCTGAAAATAGAAATTAACAGTGACAGAAAAGCAGCTATCTATGTTAACGGTGTTCAGTACAATGTTACCACTACATCAGGTAGCACAGGTGGAACTGCCGTAACTACGGGAATCGAGAGAACCGCAGCCCTAACCAATGATGTGGATCTTATTCCGTACATTGGTGTTGAGACCGGTACTGGCGGGGCCAAGGCTCTAAAAGTACATGCGCAAGCTATTAGTCGGCTTATCTTCGAATAAGCCCATAGCTGATGCGAATAAACGGTAAGGATGAGTCTATAATCCCTGATCTTTCTGGGAAGCGCGTGGCTATTGTCGCTATGGGCAATAGCCACGCTGAGTTTACTAAATCTTCTGCTACAAATGGCAATTCGTCTATTTTTGCAGATGAGGTGTGGGCCGTAAACTCTATGGGTGGGGTTATCCAGCATGACCGAGTTTTCATGCTTGATCCCCCTTCACGGTTTTTAGATACTCAAGATTCAGGGTCTATGACACATGGGATGCGGAAATGGCTCCCAACGCACGCGGGACCAATATACACCTGCGTTTTAGACGATAGGGTTCCGGGCGCTGTTTTATACCCTCTGCAAGAAATATGTAGCCAACTAGGAACGACGTATTTCAATAATACGGTTGCATTTACAATAGCCTTTGCAATGTGTGCCAAAGTTGAAAAGATAATGATGTATGGGGTAGATTTCAGCTATTCCGATTTAAAGCATTTTGCCGAGGCGGGCCGTGCGTGTTGTGAGTACTTATTGTCTAAGGCTGAAGAGCGTGGTATCACTGTTGAGGTTGCAATGACAACAACGATGTTTGATGCCAATAAACCTGCAACAGAAAGATTTTACGGGTACCATAGATTAGAGGATCCGCCTGTTGTGGTACAAGATGATGAAGATGAAATAATCATTTTACCTCTGTCAAAAGCACAGGAACGCCTACAGGAGAATCGCAATGGCGACATACATTAGTGGAAGTGATGCAAAAGCTGTATTCTTGACAGCGGATACTGTAGCCTTGGATGCAGATGGTCTATCTGTAGCGGCCACACTTGGTGGTGCTGCAAACTTAACTCTCGGGGGTGCCTTAACCTCGGGTGGTTCGGCTACGTTTAATGCTGGTAGAATTATTACCATTCTGTCTGCCGGTGACGATTCTGGTGATACTCTTACGGTAACCGGAACAGACGTAAATGGCGACGCCCAAACTGAAGAGATAACGGGGGCTGATACGGGCACTGCAACAGGAACTAAATATTTCAAAACAGTCTCGCAAATTGCCATTAATGGTGCAAGTGCCGGTGACGTTTCGGCAGGTGTAAATAGCTCTGTGGCGGATGTGGTGTTTGCAGGGCGAGCGCGGTTGAAGGGTATCCGAATCATGGATTCGGCCACGGCGGGTACGTTGGTGTTTCCAACCACATCCCCTACGGGAACAACCACCATGCAGCTTTCTACTGTTGCAAGTGCCACCGTGTTAGATGACGTAACTATTCCAGCTGAGGGTGTTTTGTTTACGGCGGGTATTTACATCCAATACACACGTAGTACATTTACCACAGCTACCGTATTTTACGCATAGATGGGAGATTGTTATGAGCACGGGTTTCAGTAGAAATAAACGAGGCGGTGACCACGATAAAATCGGAACGGATGTTCCACGCGCAGGTTTAAAGACAGCAGCGGTTAAAATCCCTGGTTCTGATGCTCCACCTTGGAATACCGGCCCCGATGGTAAGCGCAAACCAAAACCCACCTACATGAACAAAGGTGGACCTGTTAAGAAAAAGAAGAAGGGCTATAATTATGGCGGCATGGTAACCGAGGGATATGGGCATGGCGGCATAGTAAAGCGAGCAGGACTTAAATAAATGGCTATATCGGGGTCAGCCAATTTTGATCTTGATGTTGGAGAGATCATAGAAGAGGCGTTTGAACGTTGCGGCCTAGAAGCCCGTACCGGCTACGATTCGACTACGGCACGTAGGTCGCTTAATCTTATGATGGCTGATTGGGCTAATCGGGGCATTAATTTGTGGACGGTTCGGCAATTCTCACAAACATTGGCCCAGCTCTCCAGCACCTCGGCTATTGCAACATATCCCGTTGGTACTATAACAGCAACCGTGGGCGATTCCGATAGTTTGTCCGTAGGCGAAACAATAACGGGCAGCAGTAGCGGCACCACTGCAAAAATCATAACAAAGCCTAGCAGCACCACCCTGACTATAACGGTACCTAGTGGTGCCTTTACAGCAGGCGAAACAATAACAGGATCTAGTAGTAGTGCGACTACCTCGATATCGGCAGATCCGAGTTTGGAAGATGTCCAAAATACCATTGATATTTTGGACATGGTTGTTCGTCGTTCTGGTTCTGATATTGCTGTAAACCGTATTAGTCGCGGTGATTACTTAGCCCTTCCAGATAAAGATTATCAGGGGAGAGTGACCCAATTTTTTGGGGACCGCTTAATCACACCTACGGTAACAATCTGGCCGGTTCCTGAAAATTCAACTGATGTTTTAATATATTACCGTTTACTTCGTATAGACGATGCAGATTCTTCTGTAGATACTATGGAAGTGCCTTTCAGGTTCTTGCCAAGTCTTGTTTCTGGATTAGCTTATTGCATAGCCATGAAACGTGCGCCTACCCGTATGGCTGATTTAAAACAGTCTTATGAAGAAGATTTTTTCCGGGCCGCTACAGAAGATCGTGAGCGCACAAGTCTTCAACTTGTCCCTGCTGCAAGTTCCTTACGGGTTGGGTAATGGCTAAATTTTCTTCAGGTAAACGATCCTACGGAATTTCCGACCGATCCGGACAACGATATCGTTTGAAGGATATGAAACTTGAGTGGACCGGATTTCTTGTAGGCAAGGATGAATGGGAAGCTAAACAGCCCCAAATACAGCCGTCACGCGTACAGGCTGATGCAGAAGCCTTAAAGGACGCTCGTCCGGATCGTGTTGAAAAAGATGTAGAAGTGCTACTGCTCCCGGATTCATTTTTAAGTGGGGATTCTGGTAGTGCAACCCTTACCGTTCGTGAAACGGGTCACGGTAGAGCAACAGGCGATACGGTTCGATTTCGCGATGTATTAGGGTTTGATGGTTTTACAGCCGCCGTATTAACTTTGGCTGCGGGATATACAACCACACGGGTTGATGCAGATAATTATACTTTTTCAGTATCTAGCGGCACGGCAACAGTAGGGTCTAAATTTGGGGGCGGTTATCCAACGACCGCTGGACCCGTAACCGTGGAGGCGTAAAATGGCATTTACATTCACTACGCTAAAAACAGCCATCCAGGATTATACAGAAAATACGGAAACGGCTTTTACGAATAATCTGACGCGATTTATATTAAATTCTGAAGAACGAATTTTAAAAGAGTGCCAGTTGGAGGTTTTCCGTAAAAATTCCACAGGAACCACAACAGAAGACATAAAGTTTTTAAGTAAGCCAACTGACTTTCTGGCTCCTTTTTCTTTAAGCGTTGTTAATGATTCCAATAATGAATTCTTGTTGTATAAGCACGTTTCTTTTCTACAGGACTACACGCCGAACCCGGCTACAGACGGCATTCCTAAATACTATGCAAGTTGGGATGAAGCCTCCTTCTTATTGGCCCCTACCCCAAATGCGGCACTTACCGTAGAACTTCACTATTTCTTTAGGCCCGTGTCTATTTCCGCAACGGCTGATGGAACAAGTTATCTTGGAGACAATGCTGAATTGGCCCTTCTTTATGGCGCTTTAGTTGAGGCCTACACCTTTATGAAAGGCGAAGCTGATTTATTGCAGCTTTATAATCAAAGGTTTGTGGAGTCGCTACAGTGGTTGAAAAACCTTGGTGAGGGCGAACAAACCCGAGATCAGTACAGGTATGATCGTGTACGAAGAGAAGTTCAATGAAGGAGCTTTCTCTTAAAGGCTCTTCTGTTGCCCTTATCGGCCTTGGTGGATCGCAAGCCGCGTATACCTTGTCTGTTGCCAATGGTGAAGAATATGATGAGGTATGGGTCATAAATTCTATGTTAGCGCCTATAAAGCATGATCGTGTATTCATGATGGATCCGCCATCTAGATTTTTAGATACGGAAAATGCTGGAAAACAGACCCCTGCCCTACGACGAGAATTACCAAAGCACAAAGGCCCTATATACACTTGTCAATTAGATGACCGTGTTCCCGGTGCTGTTCTCTACCCCTTGGAAGAGGTCATTAGAGATACCAATTTGTGCTATTTTAATAATACGGTTCCGTATGCGGTTGCTTTTGCGGCATACCAAGAAATCGGTAAGCTGCATTTATTTGGCATTGATTACTCCTATTCGAGAAATATCCACATGGCTGAATCAGGGCGGGCCTGTACAGAATTTTGGTTATCTTTTTGCGTGAGCCGGGGCATTAAAATTGATGTGGCTTACGGTTC